TAACTCTACCCATGAAATCTACATCGTCAGGTGTCCTGTTCATTCTTGCTAGATAATTGACAACATCGTCATAGGACTTTTGTTCTTTACCAAGTACAGAATTGTCATATTTCAGCCTGTTTGCTGCTGTAGTTGACCTTGTATCTATACCGTATCTTTGTGTAGCATTACTACGTATAGAGTTAGCTATAGTTGCTGCAGTAGCAGCTCCTCTATCTTGATGTGACCATAGGTAGTTTTGTCTTTGGTCATTTAGCTGTGTATCTTTACGTTGTAGGTTCTGTTGATTAGCAAACATAGTCTGAGCTTGAGGAGTAGCTAACATAGCTGTAGGAGCCATCTCTTGAGTAACATTACCACCATTAGATGCCATAAGAGCTGCTAGGTCATCACGTTGGTTTAATTGACTTATATCACCAAGTCTCTGACCAGCATTAGCTAATGGGTTAAATTTTGCCATTTGAGACAGAACACCTAATGCTGCTCCACCATTGTAGGGATTCTGAATCTGTGCCATATTATACTCCTGAACCGAATTGGTTTACTGTTTTAGCCTGACCACTTCCAAATGCATTAATAGTGCCATTTACAAAGTTTGTGTTGTTTGCCATATTGTAGTTACTTAATTTATTTTGATTATTAATACCTGTCTTAGCTGCTTGCATAGCTTGGTATTGGTTATACATACCAAACAAATCTCCAGCTATACCTACACCTTTACCTATCTGTTCTAATCCCCATGGGTTATTAGCCATAATATCAGTAGAACCTACACCAACATCACCATAAGCTCCATTACCAAATATACTATCTATATAGTTTCCTTGTTTACCAGAGGTATATCGTGAACCTCCCATCAATGCACTTGTAACTGGATTCTCATAAATACTTGCAACTCTAGATTGAGGTCTCATCATATCTCCACCCATAATATCTCCTTTAAAATGGTTTATACAGCTACTCCGTAGAGTAGCCTAATAAACAATTATACCAAACTACAGAAGTAATCCTGAACTTTTCTAGTTGTATGAACTCCAAGCTTACCTGTTTCTGGGTTAAATGCAAACTCATCATAGTAATGTTCAATAGAATGTACACTCTTATTAATGAAGTCAACCATACCTCTAGGTATTGATACTACTTCATTCATTACAATAGTACACATATAATGTGTATTTGCAAAATACTCTTTTTTAATTTCCATATCTCTAGGTGTCACAGTACACTTAACATACTCACCTAATACTGGATGAACCTTAGCTAGTGACTCTACAGTATTCACAGCTACTAATTCACCATCTTCATCCCATCTACACTCATTGGTCTCAGTATGCTCTATAATACGTTCTATCATAGTTTCATTTTTACCAGCTAAGTTGTTGACACCAACCTTCTTTGCTAGTCTGTTTAACTCTGGTCTTTTACGACCTTCTAAATCTTCTCTTACATACATAGGCTTGTTTTCAATGTCTTCCATAAGGAACTCCTGTTTGTCTTTTAACGAGGATACAGCTCGTAGCTCTACAGGAAGCTCCTCAGAGCCTCCTAACAACTACTTTGAACTCTTAGTTGCCTTCTTTTTTAAAACCTTCTCAGGCTTAACCTCAGGCTTTTTAGGAGCAGGTGTTACCTGCCCATATCTTACAAACAGTTCCATTACGGTGTGGTTGCTGAACCACTTGGTAATGGGTTACCTGTACCAGTATATGTTCCAGGATCAGTGATGAATGTATCTCCACCATCTGTGATATCACCAGTAGCTAAGTCATAACCTACATCATATGTAGATGTTCCTTCAATTCTAACCATGAACGTGTTGTTCAAGATTCTAGCACCAGCATAAGCTTTCCAACCAACAGTACCTCTTTGGTCTAGTGGGTCAGCTGTACCAGATGAACCTAATGGTTTAACGATAGTTTGAGTACCACCCTTACCTTTAACAGATACGTTACAGTAAGCATCTTTACCTAGTACAATGTCAAGTAGAACATCTCTTGCACCAGTTGCATCTACTGCTGCTTGGTCTGTCTCAATGAAACAAATGTCACCCATTCTACCTACTTCATATTCACCAGCTACTGAAGCATTTGGATATTGCTCAACTGATAAGAAGTTAGGGTAGAACAAAGTTCCATCTGGGTTTCTTGCATATCTAAGGTCATTTGTTCTGTTAGCATCTACAAGACATACATATGCACTTCTTGCACCAGCTGTAGCTGTATTACCATTTGCAGATAAAGAACTTTCAAACTTTTTAGCTTTTGCTTTACGTAGACGTAATGCTGCTGCTGCATAGTCAGCTTCTGTAGGTAAACCTGCAAGTGCTCCACCTGTTCCTGCTGAAACTACAGCTGCTCTATCTGCTGCACCGTTAGCGAAGATTACGTTAGTACCACCAATGATACCATCACGTACAACTACATCTAGTGTATGTGCAGCTTGGTCTCCCAAGATGTCAATGAATTGTGACTTAACATTATCAACATCAAACAAATCTAGTTGGTCTGTATATCTAACATAGTCACCGAATTGTTCAACTCTAAATGCAACCTTCTCTCTTGTTACAGAAGAAGCTGATGGAGTAACACCATCTACAAGTGGAGTAGTAGCTAAACCTAAGTTGTTATATCTGAATGCGAAACCTTGCTTAACACCTGAACGTGCTGCAATGAATCTCTCTTGACCATACTTTGACCACATACGGTTATTAACCGTTCTCATCATATGTAGTTTGTCATATAGCTCAATAAGCTGTGGAGTTAGTTGTGTACCGTCACCAGCTGATGGTGCGTACGAAGTAAATGTATTTGGCATTTTATTATCCTTGTTTTCTAAATGATGCAACTATATCGTTATATTCAGCGAAGAATTGTTCGTCTGACATATCACTAATTACACCTTCTGCATATCCACCTCTAGGTGTAGATGCTACTGAAGCAGAACCTCTTGAACCAGATGCTCTGATTCTTTCACCACGTGTTACCGTAGGTGCTGGTTTCTGCTCACCTCTAAGTGCTATCACCTCTGACTTAGCTCTGCTATATGCAGAACCAAAGTCCATACCATCAATTCTCTGATACTTGTAGGCTTGTTCCATTGCAGGCTCAAATACACCTGCTGCTAAGTCTTCCTGTACACTTGCAAGGACTTCAGCTTTACCTGTTATCTCTGCTTGTATATCTTCAGGAATTGTCGGAAACCATTTCTGAAAAGCTTCACGGTGTTCATCATTACTAAGTATCTCATTTGCTGTAATATCAAGTCTTGGGTCAACTTGAGTAGGTAGCTGTATTGGTTCAGGTTCATACTTGTCGTCTTCACTCAATTCGTAAATATCTACTGATGCATCCTTAGCAATAGCTCCTATAGCTCCCTTGTTACCCTTCTTTGCTTCTGACAGTTTCTGGATATCTTCTAATGAGATACCATTCTCTTCTGCATATTGAACAAACGATTTGTACTTAGCCAACTCTGTCGTCTTCTCTGCGTAGTTAAGACCCTGTTGTGCTAACATAACAATACGTTTACGTTCTTTCTCATCATCAAGATTAAGCCCAAGCTCAATGTCTCCATTCTTGATGGTTAGAATATTTGAAGTATCAGCTTCGGTTTCTGTGTCGCTAGCAGGCTCCTCAGTAGCTTCTTCTTCTTCAGGTGACTCATTGCCCTCTGTAGATGTTTTATAAGCTTCTAAGGCTTCCTCAGCAGTTTCTGCCTTATCTAAATCTTCAGAAAAAGTCTCAACAGTTTCCTCTTCAGTTTCTTCAGGAGTGGTCTCTAAGACTTCCTCTTCTACCTCAGTTTTAGTGTCGTTGAATGCTTCCATTATACTACCTCCTCAGATTGCATATCTTCAGTAAGTCTCTCAATCTCAATATCACACTGTGATACTGTACCCTTGATGCCCTCAATTAGGTTATTGAAGCCAGATACGAATATAGCTTGATTATCAATACTTCTACGTCTATCCTCTGTTGTACTGTGATACGTTGTCACAAACTCAGTCTTTAGACCTTCCATTATCTCATCTACCACATACTTCTGAAACTCCTTAAAACTGTCCTCATTGACAATATCAACAAGTCGTTGATACTTCTCCCTAAGTTTGACAAGGTCTTTCATTTCCTGTTCCATATTCTAATCCTTTGTTTTTTGTGTTTTAGGTTGAGCATTAGCCATAGCTTTTTTATTTGCTATGTCAGATGTGGCTTTAGCCTTCTTCACATTAATATCTACTTTAGACTTCTCTTCAACAATGTCCATATCTAGTTTTGCTTTTTCACTTGTGATTTGCATATCTAGCTCTGCTTTGTCTTGAGTAAGCACCATGGTCTGTTCAGCCTTACGGTTCTCTATAGCTAGAGCCTGCTGAGTCTTTTGACTTTCAATCTGCATTTGCAACTGTAGTTCCTGCATCTTCATCTGCATCTCTTGCATCTTACTCTGTGAGTCACCAGAAGCTAACTGTGCATCTACCATAGTCTTCTGTGCCTGAGCATCTGTAAGAGCCTTCTGAGACTGTTTAACACCTACATCAGCTTGTTTCTCAGCCATCTCAAGTTGCATCATCTGTTGTTCTTCTTGACTTGGTTGAGGTGGTTCTTGTTTTCTAACCATCTCAGCTAGAGCTGGTTCATCAAACAATTCAAAGTACTTAGACAATATCATATTACCAGCTTCAAACCTAACACCTTCACCTACGTATTGTAGGTTCTGCATCATTAAATTAAACTGACCTATCTTAGCTTGTTTAACAGCATCTGTAATAAGGTCTATTCTAATATCAAAGTCTTTACCTAACTCACCTTGAGGTTTCTGCATACCAGTAATTCTCATCCAGTCATCATCAGTAAGGAACTTTATAGAGTTAGCAAGTTGATGTCTGAATGTTTTACGTAACATATTAGATACATTTCTAACAGTATCCAACATTCTACGTTGAGCCATACTTGTAAGTGTAGATACACCAGTAGCTGTCTGTGAAGTTGCTCCAGCATCTAGTCCTTGATTAATGCGTGAGATGCCTGTTAGACCCTCATTAATCTGTTCTACCATCTCATATACCTGGAAGACACTTTGAGGCATCTGGTTGTATCCTCCGTCCATCATAACCTCATTAGGGTTCTGGTTCATGTAGATATGTTTCTCACCACTAACCATGCGTCTAAAGTTAATCTGGTCCATACCACCTTTCATAATAAACTTCTGTCCATTATTTGCTAGAGCAGCATTATCTATGAACCCTCTCATAAATGCAGTATGTATTTTCTGTGAGTCTT